CATTTCCGCCAATGTCTATTGGCAATTCGGTAACAGATGATCTGATATCATATTGCTGTGTAATCAATCCAACAGCTGCACCATTGAGGGTTGGCGAAGTGTTGTAATAATCTGACGTACTAAAAAGGAAACTATTAGTTGTAAATGGAATGTTTCCAGCTGTAAAACTGAAAGTATAAAAGTTATTAAAACTTTGTACGTAAATATTATTCATCACAAAATCAGTGATGTATGAATCATACATAAACACGTACATTGGTGATGTAGAACCGTTGACTGTAAATAGCCCGAGTGTTTTTATATTATGAATCCAAACAAAACCATTTACTGCCAATGGTACTGTTGCAAAATCTAAAAATATATTTCCGTTAAATTGTAAATTTTCTATGCTGACTTGAGGGTTAGCAACAGTGTCCCAAGTAGGATCCAATACAATTGGAATTGCGTTGTTAACAACTGTGCCAGCTGTAAAAGATGACAAGTTAACGTGAGGTTTCAAAGCGAATGGTGCAACCTCGTTATAAAAACCACCTAACAATACAACATTAAACGGGTTTACGTCTGTTGCGGTGGTAATTGTAGACAATGCGAATGCAAGAGTTTGAAATGGTTTAGCTATACTACCGTTAGCTGTAATTAAACTATCTGTACCATTTGTTGCAACAAATACAGTATTAGCGGAGTTTACAAAACCAGCAGTTGCTAAGGCGTTATCGATTCCATGTAAATGTGCAGAAACACTGGTTACAGGGCCCGTACCACCGGCTGCGTCAGGCGTATAATTGATTGGTGTATAATTAGCTGTTAATCCATTCGATACATTTGGATAAACGACAGTTGCGCCGCCTGATAAAACTGGGATAGATGATGCTGTTAAACTGCCGCCATCAATTAGTAGCTGAACTGTTGGCCCTGTACCAGTAATTGTCCCAAATGCATTTGACGACGTTAAAAACAATTGAATCCCACCGGTGGCACCGAGTGATTGAACTAGTAAATTTCCAATTACAAACGATGTGAAAACATGGTAGTTAAGAGCATCAGTTGGATTGGTAGCAAAATAAGAAAAGTTTTGAAAAGAAGAATTTCTTACTGCACCTAGCGAGTTCGTAATATTGCAATCCAATGCACCCGATAATGAAATTAAATTATTTAATACAGTTATTAATAATACTCCAGGACTTGAGCTTCCAACAAAATTTATTGTTGCGGCGTCAAAAAATACATTTGAAAAATCCATCAAACAAAGATTGCTTCCAGCAGTTGACACATCAATGTTGAATGTTCCACCAAAAGTTAAAAGAGAAAAATCACTAAAAAATATTTTGCCACCAGCTGCCCAAGATGCATCGGCACTTATGTTTCCTGTAACGTTAAGGGATGAGTTATTACCACGAATATTGACATAGGGTTTAAGTGCAAGGGCTGTTTCCGTGTAATCTCCGACAGAACAAACAATTTCAAAAGGTGTTGCAGCGCTTGGCGTTAATATAGTCGATAACGCAAATGCTATTGTTTGATATGGATTAATAATACTGCCATCACCTGTTAAATTATTACCATCTGTGGCGACATATACTGAATAAATAGAAGAACTGTCTGCACTTGATATAACCGCCCAGGTACCGTCACCTCTCCAGAATGTCGTAGCAGATGCTAAAGTTCCACTATTGAAACTACCGGTTTGAAGTTGAACAGCGGATGGCAATAATTGGCTTAAAGATGGTACTTGTAAGCCATTAGTGGCTAAGATTGCATTAGCTAAAGGAGCTAGTCCACCAATAGTGGTGCCATTTGCAGGATAATAAGCAATTTCATTTGCTAATCCTGGTGATACCGTTCCATCTGTTGAGCTAGCAATTAATATTAATGTAGAAAAAGTATCATCGGTAAATTGAAAAAATCCATTGTCGTCAATAGCCGCACATAAAATAACATCGCTTGAATACCATCTCCAGTCACCTTGATTGATAGCATCAATAATAGGTTGTTGACCTTGTATGTAATTAGAAGTTGCAACATCTGCTAGAGTGTCTGTTGAAATAATTCTTACAATGCTGACGTTGTTGTTAGTGTCTCTTAAGATTGAGGTAATAGGCATGTCTTTTAAATCCTTTTAAAAGTGAAACTAAAAATTAATAAACTAAGTAACTAACAATTAATTAACAAATCAACGTCTTCTTCTTGCAATAATGATTCCGCCAACATCAAAATTATGAAGTCCCGGAGATACTGGTTCGGTGTAAACAGCATTCAAATAAACTGTTTGAGCTGGCCCAGAAGGTATTTTTATTATTGATGTACCAGTAGTTCCAAGAGTAGCATCTGGTGGAAAAGCTACAAATGCAAATGAATCTTTTACTGTTGAAGCTGTTTGTGAAGATGACGGAGCTGGAACAGTAGAAGCACTTAAGCTAACACCTAATGAAAATCTCGATGGTGTAGTAGTATTAATAGTTGTAATAGAGAAATTTCCCCACACATCGTAATCACCTGGAGCCAAACTAATGCTGGCAAGAGTAGATACAACATTAGGGACAGTCATGATAATTCCGCTTGAATAAGCTGATTCTACAACCTCACCAATGTTTCCTGCATTAGCTACGTTATTAGTGGTGGTTCCCGGAATCTGACCGCCAGCCGATATTGACGGAACACCCGTTGCATCAGTAACTAATACACCTAAGTTTTGAGTAGGCAATCCTGTAACTGATGTTCCAGTAACGGGATAATGAGCAATTTCATTAATATTACCAATGCCAACCGTTCCAGCACCAACATCTTGCCAAGTTGGAGCGATAACAGCCCCATTTGAAGTTAGAATCTGACCTGCTGTGCCGGTAGTAGCAGACAAGAATAGGTTAGTTCTAGCATTAGATAAGTTTGTTAATTCAGAAAGGTTATTGGATGACAATAGAAAGTCAGACAAAGGAACCACTGTTGGCACCGCTACGGCACCCGTGACATTCGCCCAAAGACTCATAGCAGCAATATCTGCGAAAGATACAGTACCGGTAGTTGTAATTGGTCCACCAGTTAAACCGGTACCGGTGTTAATCTGAGTAATTCCGCCACCGCCAGTTCCACCAGCCAGAGGAACCCACGCTAATCCGTCCCAATACTCCGGAACTCCAAGAGTTGCATTGTATCCTTGCAATCCTTCATAAGGAAACATTGGCCTTGTGGTTGTAGTCCATGCTGTGGTGAAATCAGTTTTTATATTAGACCCACCTGACGGATCAGTAGTTCCAACCATAGTATTGGTTAGATTGTTTAAGTTTATCGGGTCAAACTGGGAGAACTTTATAGTGTTAACCATTATGACTAATCCTTGTCAACGGTATATATATTGTTTCTTTTAACTTAAGTAATATCTTGAACCATGAGTAATGATACACCAACTTGAGGTGTTCCAGTACTGATGAAACTTAAAGTATCTTCACCTTTCACGTACTTAACAAAGTCGATATCAATACGTTCTTGGTTGTAAGTTGCAGAAGCCACGCCAGCTGTTGGAAGTACTGCGGTACCGTTTAACTGTACCCATACATCTGCGGTTGAGCTTACTGAAAACTTAGCACGATATATTTGATTATCATTACCAGGAATAGTGATAGGTAAAGCTGTGCTAGCAGCTAATATCATCTTGAAACCAGTATCTGAGAACGGGAAACATTTTTCAAAATTACGATTGTATTTTGTTGTCATTTTGTCTAATCCTTTCTATAAAAAATAAAATAATTAAAATATTATCGTCCTAGTCTTACATCAGCTATGTAATGATAGTATATATCACCTTGGGCTGACAGACCTGGATTAGGATCTGTTACTGAAAAGAAAATTAATTGAGTAGTATTTCCTGGCTGTAAAATTATTTCTGATGTTGTATTTATAACAACATTGTAATTTCCAGCAATAGGAACATTTTGTGGATTTGCACCTGATCCAGGAAATATAGGAGTCGGATATCCAACACCATTAAATATACCCAGCCTAACGTTTGCTTGCGTTCCATCGGGAGCAAAGAAAGTAAGTGTCGAGTTTGCTATAGGAATATCTCTTTTTATTGTGTTATAAATTAATGAAAATGTGTTTTTAAACAATCTATACGCGCCAGGTTGTGAGTTGCTTACAGGATTATCTGCATATCTAAGTCCAGGTTGATTTGCTTTACTAGCATAAAATTTATCAAAACTCTGCTCGTAATAATACTCACATCTTCTAAAGGTATCATCGTAAGTTTCTGGATTAGCGTCTACAGCAAAATCATTAGGAACTAATGAAACTCGATTAAATAATATTGAATCAGGAGTAGTTGTTAAACTTAAATTATCTAAAGTATAAATAACAATTCCTAAAGTCATGAATACATTGTTCGATACGGGCAATTGAAATTTATCAAAAGGAAAATTCTGAGGCAATGTGGATAATGTATATGTTGGATCATTTAATGGTTTAATAAAACTCCAGCCGGCAGCATATACTGGATCCGTTCCAGATACCCATGTAGCAATAGGGTCTACCTGACTGACAGTTAGAGGAAGAGTAGACCTATATATTAATCTCACCTTAAATCTTGGTTGAGTATTGTTTACTGTAACGACTTTAGCATTTACCATAACAGATAATATTTGATTCCAATAAGGTCTTATATTCAAAGGATCAATATATTGTATAATAGCGAATTGATTATTAACAGTAACTGCTTTAACTTCATATGCAAAATTATCTGCCACAGAAGATGCGCCAACTGCCACGTTGTTTCCAACAGCGCTAGCTACATATGCTTGCTGAATTAATATTGTTTGATCAGCTGTGTATTGATTAACAGGAATATTTGTAGATACAGTGGTCGAAAATTGCCAAGGATTAAGCGCAAATGTCCATCCAACAAGTATATTATCTTTTGGTTGTGTTGATAAAGAATCCTTGTAAATATGAAACTCTTGGTCGACAGTTCTTTCATATGTTTGTTCTTGAAATTCTGGAGACTGATCTTGCAGGAAAGCACTTGATAATGGACTGCTTTGACCAGTAATTTGTATATTAGAAAGTGTTATAACACCGTTTGTTGTTAAAACAAAAACTATATTAACAAATGCAGACTCGCCAAGATCGGTATTTGTTGATGAATTTATAGTAATAGCTCTTTTAAAAGTTAATGGTGCGCCAGCTGGAATTGACACATTATATATAGTCTGAGCATTTCCAAGAGTTTCTGAAGGTTCATACGTTACAGTTAAAGGAGTCGGTAACGTGGATGAATAAGCCGTAAATGCCACAGCGATTGCACCATGACCAAAAATAGCCCCATTATTACTGAAAGTTTGTATTAATCTTACTGTAGACCACCCGGTATTGTTAAAAGTTAAGCTATACGGTGGATTTCCTGTTATATCAGAATTTCCAGAAATACTTGTGTGAGTAATGATTGTTACTCCAATACCACTGACTACTAATTGCCATCCAGGAGCAATCTCGTATGTTCCAGCTACATTTATTGTTAGAGGAGATACAAAACTAATATCTGAGAATTGAGGATTTGTTATCATATTGTTAGAAAATATTAAAGGATCAGAGAAAGGACTAATAGACCCCTCACCAACTGTATAATTCTGAACTAACCAGATTAAAGGATCGACTTGAGTGTTACCTTGTCTTATCTCAATTCTATAAACTTTATCAGGATCAAAGTATAGATTGTTAGGCAATCCGGATGATGGCTGAAATTCTATAGGATCAGACCAAGGATTAATTCCATTAGGGTCTTGATAGACAGCTTGAGGAAGGTATGGCAAATCATTAGTCAAAAAGAATGCAAAGTATGTGTCATCCAATGGTGAACCTGTTAGATTTGACATAAACCATATTGGGTTTGGTCCGCGTACGAATGACATTATTTGTTTTCTCCCTATTTTCCAATTTTCTTTAATACTCTAGTTACACCTTTTGCAACCCTATATGAACCATGTATAAATTTAAATAACTTTCCTTTAGATTCGTTTATTTCCTTTTTTAATTGTGAAAGTTTTTCTTTTTCTTTTTTTATTTCATTCTCTATTTCTGACTTTTGCTTTAAAGTCATTTTAGTTTTTTTTGATTCTGACCTAAGAGATTCAATGTGTTTATTCTGTTTTTCTACTTTTAAATTTCCTTCTGATATATCTTTTTTATGTTTTTCTATTTGCGCTTCAATATCTGTTTTTATTGACTCTCTTTTATTTTTCTCAATCTCTACAGTTTTATTTTCTGACTCAGATTTTCCTTTTCTTTCAACAGCTTCTTTATGCTGTCTTTCTATTTCTTTTTTTCTTTTATTAGCGGTTTTAATATTTGATTCTGATTGTTTTATTAACTGAGATGCTTCTTTATTATCATTTAATAATCTTTTTAATTCAGGATGTTTTTCTATGTATTCTGCGATATATGGATCATGGATATTTAATTCCTTTGTCTTGTTAGAGTATGATTGACCGATAACCGCTTTTGACGCTTCTGGATTAGCTTCAGTCATTTCTCTTAATAACACTCTTGATTTTGATGTGCCTCTTAATTTAGGCGCTATTTTTCCAGTTACAGTAGTATTATCTAATATTTCTTTAACAACTTTATTTCTTTTTAACGGATAAAATATATCTGAATAAGCTTTATTTACTTTCTCATATTTAGAATAATTTTCTGTACCAATTCCTTTTTCTAATGCTTTCTCACTATTTTCTATTATTTTATTAATTTTCGGAATTGCACCTATTATCTGTGTTCTCGTTTCTGCAGAAGATTCATCTTTTAACCTTCTTTTAAGTTCAAATCTATATCGTTTTGCATCTTTTAATTTATCCATAAATGTACCAGCATTACTGTCGGATGATGTTGGCGCAATATCCATTACTTCCTGTACAAAATGATTTTTATCAATTTTTGTTTTTTCTGAACCAGATACCAAGGCATTCATTTCTTCACTAACAGGAGTCATTGTTGATAGATTTTCTAATGCACCAGGTTTTAATTGAATATTGTTATTATTAAATTCATCAACAACCTGTTTGTAATTAGCTGGTATATCTTCGAATATTTTCTCTACCTGAGGTTTTATTTGTTGTGCGAAAAGTTCGTCATGTTTCTTTCCAGCATTAAGATATTCACCAATTGATTCATTATTTGATTCTAAATTTTCTTTAGATTTTTCATGGGTTGATTTTGTATTTTCAATATGTTCTTCAGCTTCTTTTAATGATTTTTCCGCATTAGATACATTGGTATCATGGCTTTTAGTATCTATTTTTGGCAATTCAGGCAATTTTTTATGTTCTTCAAGTTGTTTATTTAATTCTTCAACCTTTCTACTTTTTTCAGCTAAGTTTTTTTCTTGCTCTAAAACAGAATATTGCATTGTACTAGGTTTTGCTTTTCCTGTTTCTTCTTCTGATAATGTTTTAACTTGTTGTTCAGCTTCTTTTTGAGCTTCGTGTTTTCCGGTAGCTTCTTGCAAAGATAATTCTTTTTTAGCAATAGATTCTTTTATTTGTGGAATTTTCGCTTTTAATAATGGATTTCCTGTATTAAACCCTGATTTAACTAAATTCAATCCAGGTTTTTGAGCAAAAGGTATAGCTCCAGTTAAAGCGCCTTCTAACATTGAAGTTGCTCTACTTTCTGGCAACGCACTAAGTAGATTTCCCTCTCCTGGTTGATATTGCAATCCTTTATTAGCAGCATTTGATAGCATTTGACCCAATATTGTTGATCCTCCACCAGCAACACCTATTGCATGCTGAGATACGGCTTGTGTTAATGGATCACCTTTTTCTCCGCCAAATGATTTTTTAATATCATATCTTGGCGTTTTTTGTCCGGATAAAGTGCTAGAAAAGTTTTGACCTGCTTCACCTAATCCTGTTGCCACATCAGATATGAATCTAGGAAGGCCAGCACCACTTTCAGCCATTATTTTTAGAATAGGAGCAGCTTTTTCAAATCCTGGTTTAATAGATAATTGTCCATATTCATCAGAAAGAACATCTCTATTTTTTCCTGATTGAGTACTTTCCTGGCTTACCTGTTTCTTTTGAGTTTCTTTATTTCCATAATAATCATCTGACAAGACATCTCTATTCATTTTCTGGGAATCTCCTTGCCTTGTATTGTTTTTTTACTTCTTCGACAGTAATACCCCTAAGTTTTGCTGTATGTTCTAAATCTTCTTGTGGAGGCATCATAGCGTTTTCTATTTTGTCTATTTTACTTTGTATTTCAGGATGATCTTCACCAGTTAATCTTTTATATTCTCTTCCTTCTGATTTCAATTGATCTCTATATTTTTCCAATCCTTCATCAACCATTCCTTCATTTAATGATTGTTGATTGTAAATATCAGGTTTTACTGTAGCCGCCCATTTCAAACTTCCAACACCTGGGCGTGCGGTATTATAAGCTGATACTTTTCCTTGATAATCTCCAGTTAAAGCCATTAATTTACCTATATCTTTATCAGAAGATAAGCCAAGTTTCTTACTATAATGAACGCTAGGACCGGTTAAATTTTTTCTTCTATTGAATATCTCTTTCATTTTAATGACATCATCAGCCATGCCAAATACAGAGGTGATATTTTTCTTTACTGCACCAGATTGTTTTAAATTGTCTTTATAGTCAGCTTTTTCATTAGCAGCCTGAATACTTCTTTTCATTTTGTCGTCTAATTTTTGATCTGACGTATCTTCACCTTTAGGGATCATAGTTCTCACTATTTTTCCGCTTGGATATTCAGTATCAATATAATCTTTTCCATGAGTATTTTTAAGACCTTTTCCGTTACCAAAATTAGAACTTCCGGCCATTTTATCTTGAAGTTCATATCCAGGTCTTCCTTTTTTTACAATGAATTCTTTTGGTGGCTCTGGTATTTCTGGTTGTTGTTGTCTTTGTGATTGAGAAGGTTGACCTTGCTGATTAGGTTGCTGCATTCCTGGCTGTATACCTGGTTGTCTTCCAGGAATAGGTGTATATCCTAAATTTTCATTAGAACCAAACATTGATGGCATCGTTGAAGCTAACTTATCATATTGCTGTGGTTGCTGTGGTTGCTCTTGATCTTGGCCTTGTTGTCCATTTATAGAATTCATAATTTGATTATATTCATGTTGAGCAATATTCGCTTTTAATTCTTTTACTTTACTTTCTGACACGCTAATACCATGCTCATCTTTTGCTTTCTGTAATAGACCAGGTAATAGTTGTTGAGCTCTATTTTCTGCCATTCTCATAATGCCAAGATGTCCCATATTATAAGCATTAGTTTGATCATGATGGCGAGTTTCTTCTTTTAACGAACCCATTCTATATTGATTCATTTGCTGAGCTTCTAATTTTTGTTGTTGTAAGGCTTCATTCTTCTGTCTATTTTGCAACATAGAATCAATCATAGATTGCGCATATTCACCTCCTTTGAAGAAGGTTTCCATATTCGCACCTGGTAAAGGAATATTCATTGCCATAGTATTATCTTCCCTGATTAATTCTTATTGATTGAATCTATTGGTTCCGCCACCACCACCAGCTGCACCCGTAGCGGCTCCTGAACCTGGCATCATATAATTAATAGCAGCTTTTCCAGCCATACCAGCAAATCCACCTAGTAAATTTCCTGGCGCATTTGTTTTTCCGTAAGCCAATTCTGCCATGTTTTGACCATGACCCATAGCGCCACCGGCTAGTGTTTCACCGGCTCTAGCTCCATGACCGTAAATATCTGAACCTAGACCGATACCTGTCATGTATTTCTTCATGAGGTCGTCCATATATTGCTGTCTATCTTTAGCAACAATATCTCCAGCACCTTGTTGAATGTTAGATAGCGCACCACTACTTCCCATTAAACCCATACTACTTGCTGCATCAAGACCTTGACCTTGATTCATTTGAAGCATACGTTTAGCATAAGGTGAGGTTTCGTAACCTTGACCCCATTCATTTTGAAGTTTAGAAGGATCCATTAACTTACCAGTAGCTTCATTTAAGCGACCGTATTGATCTAAACCTTGTTGCCAGTATGGTTTCTCGTAACCTTGAGCCTCTTGCCAATGTTTTTCAGCTTGTTTTTGAGCTTCTTCATAGCCACGTTCTGGATGAAGAAAGCTATCAATCATGCCTCCTCCACTTTTGAGTAAACTTATTGGATTAAACGCATCTGTCCATCCCATATCAAAATCCTTTTATTTAAAATCCACCTTTTCCTATGGATTAGTATTAGTAAAAGCCTGATAAACAATTATAGCACTTGCACCAGGGTTTCCGCTAAAAGTTACATTAAAACCATCAGTCACTGTTGTAACATTGACAACCGTAACAGGGTTAGTTGAGCTGGTAAGGTTGACAATGACAGCGTTAGCCGGAGTCAATCCAGGAACTGAAACAAATAATGGACCAGCACCTGATCCGCCAATATCAATAATTGCAGAAGTTACCTGATTACCAATAACAATATTAATAGCATCAAAACTAGCATTAATAATGTCTACCGTATTAGTAAGCCATCTCTTAAAGTCAGGCCCCGCTTCTACCTGTTCGACGTCAGGAGTATCTAAAACCTCTAATCTAATTTGATTTGCCATTAATGAGCCCCACCGCTTGTTCTTCTGATATTCATAACAGCACCTAATATGACAATGGGAACCGGACTAACACAGATTAATTTATATACTCGATTTCTTGAGCAGCCTAACTGGTACCATCTCATTCGCCAGTTGTAAACTCCCATCTGTGAGAATTCTCTTACATCGGCAGAATCAAATGAAATGCCGCCATCATCTGACCAGAATAACTCAATATGAGGTTTGAATAGGTAATTGTAAGTTAGCTCTCCAATACCTGGTGTATCGCCTTCATCACCAAGAATAAAAACTGGCTGACCATCGGAATCAAGATTCTCTGAAATCATATATTGTGGCTGACTATTTATAGGTTGTTCAGCTATTAGAAACTGGGCATTTTCAAAAGGAGCAATAGAATAATTGATATTGCTATCGCCAAATACAAAATCTATCTGAACATATTCAGTCTCAAATTCAGCATATCCCTTTTGAAATATAATAGGCGTAGTTCTCTCGTATCTGAATGGATAGGCAATATAAGCATCAGTTTCTTGTGGATTAGGCTGATCAGGATTAGAAATTTCATTAGTATAATACTGACCAGACATATTATAAACGGTACTATCTCCAGTAAGAGTTACTAAGTGTTTAAAGTTAAAATAAACATGGTTTTTAACCCTATTTCTCTCGCCATTTAACTCAATACATCTATGCCATTCTTTCGTTTCAAAACTAAATTCAATACTATTGGCATTAATATCTTGATCTAGTATCCCTTCATACTTAAAGTCACCACCTGACATCCTATAGAATATAGTATTCTCATACTGGTATAAGAAACCATTAGAATTTCCAACCAAGAAAGGATTATTTCCACCCAAAGCATTAGTGTATTTTTGAAGTAAAGTATCAATGGCTTTAGTGCTAAACCTCTCTGGCTGCCCACCATTGCTAACCATAAATTGAAGTAACCCATCGCTATTTCTAGCTAAGAAAACCATCATCCCAAAGTCGATATCAAGAGATGTTGGGTTAGCTATGCCAAAATTCCAGTTATAAGTACTATTTTTCTTCCAGGGAAATACTGCACTTGGAACGGTTCCCCCGAAAGTAGCCGGAATATTTGACCAAACACCTGTTATATAGTCAGTAAATATATATAGTGTGTTGTTTAGCACTCCCATCTGACGAATAATGCCGTCTTCCAAGGCAAATACTTGTGGAGTTGTAGGGTTTGTCCAGCAAGTTAACGGGTCAAATCCATTACCACCAAGGTTGATCAATGACAAAACAAATTGAGAACTATTAGCAACTGACACTGCTATTCTGTTACCAAATGCCACAATAAATCCTGGTTTTGTTAGCTGACCACCAGCAGGTGTAAAATTGCCAGGTGCTAAAGGGTCAGTTACTACTTGAAGACCAGCTGTTCCGCCTTCTTTGTAAATGTATATCTTCTGACTATCGATAAATACAGAGAAAACGATCGTATTGACCACAAGGAAAGCGAAATAGATGTCACCTGAAACCGTTTGTAATCCTGATAACACCATCTCATTATACTGACTATCAATCCTATATATAGTGTTGCCATCTACTATATAAGAGAAATTAATACTTTTAAAAAGTCCTCGTGGTTCACTACCGTAAACTAAGCGATTAATTCCAAGGTAGTTAATATGCGCACGACCAAGACAAGGGTACATAGCATATTGTTGTTTAGTGTTTTCATCGGTAACAACATACCAGTTAGCGTTGTCTTCTGGACCAAATTGCGGGAATCTCTGACGGCTATATCCACCAATGATAGGGCATGTTTCTATCGAGAATGTTCCATCATTACGTGTAGATAGCATAGTAATTCCTTCGTTTATCTATTATATACCAGCTCTGACACGCCAACTTCCATTCAAGTAACTTTCATCAGCCGTATTAATCACTAAATTCATGGAAGACGCAGATTCCATATCATCCTTAGCTTCTTGATACATCGCTTCTAATTTCTGATCCCAAGCTGATGACCTACCTTTATAAAAGGATAAATCTCTTGCCAAAGCAAATCTTAGGAATCGATAGTAATACAGAGGTAATCCTGACATGCTAGCGCCAGCAACTACATAGGGTAATTCAAACTTACCATATACAAACAAAGTGTATTGCTGAGAAGGCGCAGGATACAACTGCATAGTTGTAAGGTTTGTATTGTTTGTAATGATGACAAACCTAGGAAGGCCTACTTGCGGTTCATATTTATAACTTCCGAAGAACACATTTCGACTTTCGTCTATTAAAGGATAAGTTACGCCTTGAAGTTCAAGCCAAGCATTTTCTAAATTTGATAATCTACCTTCGGTCACATTCGGAGCTGGAATCACTGTAGGATCGCCAAATGTCACGTATTGCTGGCCAATAGAGACAGTGAAAGTGATTTTCTTTGAAATTGTTAGTAATAAAGAACTCGAACTATAAGCTTTCAGCAACTCATTAAGAAATTGAATACCCTTTTGCTGATCATTTCCCTGTAAAGGAACGGTAGGACTATTAGCGCTTATTAACTGATAAGCATCACTAATAAATTCATTAACCGGTTGAGAGTATAAGGTCATCTTTTAGCTTCCCTTTCTTAGGAGCAACAACAGTCGAATCCTTGACTACTTCAGCCTTCAATTTATCTTTATCAGCAAACCAAACACCGCTAGAAATTAAATCTTCAAATTCTTTATATGAACCAGCGAGACATTCCTCACCTTTGGCATTGTAAACAAAAGCCCTAAATGAACTTTTTTCAACCCATCTACCAAGATATTGAAATTGACTAGCATGACTATCAATATTTATCGGGTTGTTATTTCCACTTTTTCCATTACTCATATCTAAATTCCTTTAAAAAGAAGGAGTTCATCGGATAAAATGAACCCCCTAAAGAAGTGCTCTTTCTTTCTATAACCTAAGAACTTATGACATTACTCGTACAGCAAACTCAGGGTTAATAGCTACACCGCAAATTACGTCAACACGATCTAATTGAAGGTAGTTACGGATATCAGCACCCAAGGAGTACGTCATCGCCATTTTGTAGAGGTCACTATAAGAAGTAACTGCATCTACACCACCCTTCAATTCTTTGATTGGAGGAGCAGCAAACACAATGGCTTGGTTATGGAAAGCAATAGATACGTTATGATTAAGAGCAAGCAATACCTGCGCGCCATTAGGAATAGCAGCAGAGATGTTTTGTCTTGCGCCAGAGATCACAATTGTAGGACTGACAGGGATGTTTGCAGTGCCGCCAACTGTAGATGCAACATCAGCAGTTACAACAAATTGAGCTGTTTGTGCCAATGGTTCATAAGTCAATGGATTAACCATAAAGACATTAGAAGCAGCAGCAATTGTAATGATATCGCCTTCTCTAAATGCAAATGGTTGTGAAGCTACCAAACCAGTCACCGAAATCGTGCTACCACCAGTAATAGGACCGTTTGTTACTGTTCCACCTAATCGGTAACCCGTTGGAGGTGCACCAGCAGCTTGACCAACACCAGCAATTTGTCGTGTTAAGAAGTTCGTTTTAAAGAAATCAAAACCTGACAAATGACCAATAAAACCATCCAACAATGCACCGCGGTTAACAGTCATGTTAAATACATTGGATAGATCATCAGCCAAAGTAGCGGAGATTGAAGGAGGATTCGCCCAATAACGATTTCCGTCTTCAGGAATGCCTAATTCAGTCATATAAGCATCTGTTTGGAAGACATCCGTTCTAGATAAAGCAACGCCAGGCGTACCATAAGCTTGATATGTTTGTTTTTGAAACTTTGTATTAGCAATGAATTGTTCAACTTTATTAGCTAATCTCTTAGCTCTTGGGTTAAGCATCATGTCCAAGTATGGTTGATCACGTGCACGATCAAATGTCAGTTCAAACCCAGAAAACTCAACCATTGTGTTGAATTGCTTTTCAATAGTAAGTGGGCGAATTATTTGAACGCGAGCTTCAGAAGTTGCCGTAGCACCTTCACCGCCTAGATATCTTTCTTCTAAACGATAGTTGATTGTTTGGCCTGTAGCATACTTTAACCCTTTGAAGTCACCTTCAAGGTTACGATTTGCAACTTTGGCAAAATTAAGGTAGTTGATAAAGCGAATGAATGTTTCGTCTAAAACGTATTGCGTAACTTCAAATGTATTCCCTGAAAAGCTCATAATATGAGACTCCTGTCGTATAAACAAAGATAAATTAAATTCCATTTATTTCTTTGTCTAAGCGGGAGACTTAATTACGCGCCTATCTTGGCTTAGCGGAAACCATACAATACGCGCTAATTGAATATATTATGCACTATTTCGCCATTTACAATCAACTCTTTTAAATTGAACAAATAAGTCAAATAAAGTATGCTTTATATAGCAAACCTAGGGTCATTCCCGAAAAGTTGAAGTCCTTCTCAGCCTGGTTTGCTTATGTTTATATAGTAAAAAGAAGGAAAATCTTAACCACCAAAGGAAGTGTATCTATATGTCGCTATTCTATTTACTCGATCAAAACAAAATTCCATACTCAGTCACCCAAGATTTATGGGCTAACTGGCTTACTAAAGCAATTTCTAATGGCTCTAAAACTATTAAGTTTACTAATCTTCATAAGTATAGCGCTACTATATCAACTGTCTTTTTAGGACTTGATCATAATTGGGATATATCAGGTAAATCTAAAAATCCAGTATTGTTTGAAACAATGATATTTTTCAATAGTGATATTCTAGAACTTAATTATTATCAAGAGAGGTATACATCATACAAAGATGCCATTCAAGGTCATAGAGATTGTGTAAGGATGGTTATTAAAGGTATTAGAGATGCAGGAGTTATATTGTAATGAAAATTTTAGATCTCTTTTCAGGTATAGGTGGATTCTCTATTGCTGGTGAATGGGCAGGATTTAAACCCGTTCAATTCGTTGAAAACGATAAATTCTGCCAAAAGGTATTAAGAAGACATTGGCCTAACGTACCGATACATGATGATATAAAGACATTTTCATATAAAGAAAAAGAACCAATAATGATATTAACTGGCGGTTTTCCATGTCAACCATTTAGTATTGCAGGAAAAAGAAAAGGAAAAGAAGATGATAGATACTTGTGGCCTGAAATGCTTCGTGTCATACAAGAAACAAAGCCGTATTGGGTTATTGTCGAAAATGTTACTGGAATTTTATCAATTTCCTACAATGAGATTATTTCGTCGCTTCGAAAAAGTTCATATTCTACCCAATCATTTATTATACCGGCTTCAGGTTGTTTTGCGCCACACAAGAGAGAAAGGTTATTTATTGTTGCCAACAATTACCGCAAGCGACGCAAGTGCAGGATCAGTTATAGCAAAGACAGATATAATAAAAACCACCTCAACTGGCACATACAGAAGATATACGAAGAATGGCAAAAATTCATCCCTATCACTTGGCCGACTAGTCAAAGTGAAAACTGGATTGAGTTTAACACCAGAATTGTGCGAAATGATGATGGGATATCCAATAGGATGGACAAAAATAGAATAAAAGCAATAGGAAATTCTGTCGTTCCACAGGCAGTCTATCCTATTATGAAATTAATTTATGAAATAGAACATAACAATCAATAATATCTGTTATCGATATAACTATTTATACTAAAAAGTGAGTATAATCCATTACAAATAACGTAATATAACGTAATCTGTAATACAGAATGGAATTAATAATAAATGAATGAAAAACACGACCAGTCTCAAGATGAAGTATATTTAAATATGTCAGAAGATTTAAGTAAATTGCTAATGGAAACATGCAATAAATTTAATAAAGATGAAAAATTTAAAGAAATACCGATAAATGTAATGATGGGAATTGTGAATACCTCAATGACTACACTTATACCAGCATTAATCGCCTCCTCTAATGCAAATGAAAAATCTAGATTAGCTTTATTCAAACACATAATGCAATCATCAGAGGAAGGATTAAAATATATAATTAAAATGGAATCACTATTTTGCAATGATAAAAAACACTAGAAAATAACATAAACCACCCAAAGGGATTTCACTAAATGTCAACGATCCGCTATAACGCTATAGATTTCCAAAAACGTCTAAGAGATTGCGGTTTGAACCAGAATCTAGCAGAAGTACACGCGGGAGAACTACAGAATATTCTAAATACAGACATAGCAACCAAGCAAGATTTAACCCATTTAGAGAACAAAATGATTATAAAATTAGGCTCTCTTGTAGTAGGATGTACGTTTATTATTAGTATAATGATAGCGGTATTAGGATATATAGTTAAGCAATAGGATAAGGTGATAAAAATGTCTAGAACAAACTTAAAAAACACTCCTCAACCAAAAATGTCTCAAGCGGAAGCTGTAACCCTCTGGAATACTCTATTACCTTCTGAACAAGTTAAGTTTAAAGAGATGTTTAAAGACCTTCAGGAAGGGAAATTAATGTTTAAAGAAGTCAATATTGATGAGAATGAGAATGTTAAGAATATAGTGTTAACACCTAAAGATAAATACAGCAAACCTACTCAGCCTTTCGCCAAGCATTTTGATCAAGAGATCATTAAGGGTAATAAGTAATAACTATATATGTCGAAAAAACCCTATCAAATCGACACGTCTTTATGATATGTCGATTTAATAACTATAGGGTTAGCCATGGTTTCCGCCGCATGTTCGGCAAAATGGTGGCTCTTCGTCTTCTTCGGCTTCACCATTTTCGTTCATTACTCTCTGGATGGTATAGAAGTTCGCATTTATATTATCAACCATTATTTTACATCGCTTCATGATGAAGTCTGTTTTATATTCTAATTCATCAACTTTTCTATTGATTTTCCTGTTCTCATCTATCTGACGGTTTTTATGTTCTTCAAGTTTTTCTATTCTATTTTGTAATTTATTGACTATAATTACATGATCCAATAAATCTATTCTAGGTTTTTCAGTCATTAATACTTTCCTTTCTTTTTACCATAATCACTAATCTTCTTGTCAGAAACATGTGACATTTCTTTCTTTTCCATCTTAGGTTTCTTAACCATCTTTCGTTTTGATTTAGGTTTAGGTTTATCCTTACTTTTTTTCTTAGGGATATCAGCACCTGACTCTCTAGCTTCATTCAATGCAATAGCTACACTCTGTTTCTGAGGTTTCCCAGCGGACATTTCTTTTTTAATATTAGAACTAATAGTTTTCTTTCCTGTTCCTTTCTTTAACGGCATTATCGATGCTCCTTGTATTTTCTATTACCCAAATCTAACCCAACAGGATTTGCTTTATATTCTTTCTGCTTGTAACCTTTATTTTCTTGAGGCATCTTATCTGCATTGCCGAACTGTTTATCACCATTATTTAATCCACGTTTGTGATTAACTTCCTTAGGTGAGGTTTCGTAAGCAACTTTTGACTGACTATAGTAATCATCCATTTCTAATAGCTCCTACTAAAAACTGTATCAGTAATATAATAAATGCAATAATAAGCACATCAACAAATACAAAACAAAGAAACAAAGTAATAGATGGCATTATTTCTTCCACTATTACTTTCCTTTCATCCCTGATTGATCATAACCATTACTCATAGGCTTAGCATTTTCCCAAGCATTACGCATAGGTTCATCCCAACATTCAGATGGTTGAGATTGCCCGCCAACACCCTTGGTCATTTCTTTATAGCAACATTCATCGTAATCTACGCCATTCTTTTTCATGATTATACTTCTCCAAAAATACATTTCTCTTTAGGTGCAGGAGGATTCATCTTAACTTCCTTCTGTACATAAGCACCCGTATTAGCAACTTCACTGATTCTTTCTTCTTGCTGTCTTTTCTCTAACTTTGGATTACCATTATCACCTGGAATTGGCATATTAATTTCTCCTATAAGTTATAAATATTATCTATCATTTGTCGGTTACTTTCTATTCAATATTTACCTTATCCTATCTTCGCTTAACTTACCTTACTTTACTCTTGGCATGTTGAGCAATTCGCTGATCAATAGGCGATGTATGATAACTTTTACTTGGCATATCGCTTTTAACGGGTTCGATTGGTTTAGCGGCAGCGCTAACCATTCTTCGCTCTTTCACCATTTTCTCGTGTAATCTTCCAACTTCCGACGCTTGAGCGTAAGGATCTGAAATCCTTGATATTCTCTCAATCTCTTGAGGATGAAGTTTACTAGCAGCATAAACAAAAGCAGCGGGATTTTCTAAGCTTCTTGTAGCCATCATCATGGTATCAGTAATAGGTTTTCCAGCAACTACTTGATGAAAGTCTTGATATTTTCCCATTCCAGATGAAAATTTACTTTCAAATTCAGCTTGTTTAGCAGCTTCTTGCTGTCTCCATTGTTGCTCGGCCGCTTTCGTTTGTCTTTGTTCTAGTCTGTTATCAATAAATTGAGATAACTGATCTTCCCAAGATTGTTCGCTTTCTGGATTATGCTGAAAACCTGAATCTTGAGCTTGCTGAACTTGCTGTTGATTTGGTTGATATTGCTGAGGTTGCTGATATTGATTATCTGGTTGATATTGTGGTTCCGAATGTTTACCTCTGGATAATCTATCCCTAATTCTTTGTTGTAATTCTTCTTCAGTATATAGTCTAGGTTTTTCAATAGGGTTTCCATACTCATCAATAGGTGAATCTTTAGATTTTTCACTAGATTTTTCACGGGATTTTTCATTTTCACTGGATTGTTCACTAGATGTTGACTCTTCTTGACCGATTTCAGGTAAAGATTCAGATTCTTCTTTAACAGATTCTTCTTTAACAGGTTCTTCTACTTTCACTTCATCGTGAGACATTTCAGGAATATAGGCAGCCGAATTATCAACACCAGCCGCTTTATCTGCCATATCTTTCATTAATACACTATCAATATTCTTTACGTCTGCCATGACTATCTATCCTTAATTGTTTAATAAAAAATCCATATTTAATTGTTTATTTTGCGCACAATTTTCTCAATGCTGATCTTAAATCATCTATACTTACACTAATAAGAGGTTCTGACCCCGTGCAAACTTCTAATTCAATAAACACTTTGTCATCGCCATCCGGTGTTATTATCAACTTTTCCATTTTATGCTTATCATATAAAGTTATTTTAATATCCATAAAGTAATTATCCTTAAACCTGTTTAACTATATTCTTCTGATCAAAGTGCTTAGGTTGATGAGTTAATAACCTAATCAGATTCTGTGAATGACTAATTTGTAAATCAGCACCAATCCTTTCGCCTTCTGCCTGATATCTAAGAATAGCAGATTGTAATTCGGCAGCAGCTTCTTGCTTCTCAGCTTCTAATCTCTCCCAAGCAATCGTCATATCTTGGTGAGTTTCGATAGCTTTACGCTGCATTTCTTGTTGCTTCAAATCCAACTCTCTAACTTTTGTCTGTGCTTCACGTTCTGCCTCTTGAGCTTTCATTTGCAATTCTTGTTGTTTCAATTGCAACATTTGCTGCTCTGGTGAAGGTTCTTGAGGTTTTGGCGGCAATGGTTTACCCGTTTTACCAGCCTCAATAACTTCAGGCGGTACCATCGTTCGAAGCCTATTCCTGATTTCCATGTTGTTATCCAACGGAAGATTTTCAGCATATAGATCGCCCAACAAATTGAACGTAGTTCCCGTTCTATCGGCAGCAAATACGGATTGCAGTGATTGTAATGCTTCTTCTTTTTGACCTTCATAACTTAATCCTGGTTTTAACCTTATTTTGAATCTACCTTTGGTCATATCATTTTCAACACCCATTCCGTACTCATCCATAGGTTTATTGATATTGACACGTTGCTCTTGAGAGTCTGCCATAGGAATGACAATTGTTCTCTCTGTATCGTAAACAAATGGAATCATCTCATTTACCATTTCACCCAAGGTGGCAATAGATATTTCTAATGCAGTTTTTGGAATCTGAACATTTTTGGAGCCTGAATTGTTTCGCTTACTAATCGCTACTCCTGATACCTCATTACCTTTTTCGCCTAGTTGCGTATCAAACACACCCGTACCAGTCTGTATATCCATCAATGTTTTTTCGTACTGAATAAGCAATGATTGAGATAGTTCAGGCGGTTTCAATTGCTCAGGACGAGCGCCACTAGGAGTTTCATCATAATAAACTGCGCCTCTTACAACTGATGGATCTCTCCATTGCTCTTGACTGTCAGGTGTTGCAGCGCATTTTCTCGGCATAATGAATTGATCATATCTAGAAATCTTTGTGATATAAGCTGATTGAGTAAGAAGATAGTTTAAATACTTCTGATTATCTTCAACATCTTTAAAGAATGATCGAGTAATCTGCTTACCATTCTTGTCATAGAAACTCTTTTGATCTAAAAATAGGATAGGTGGCCTTCTTCCTGAAAAATCCGTCTCTTCAAGAACGTAATCACCCGCAATTTGACGATGTTTTACTTTATATCGAACGACATCACGCTTTTCTAATACAGTTACGGGAAACCCATCTTTAATTAATACTTTACCCTTCCTGCCTTCTACCTTAATCTTTTCTAACTCTTTAAACTCTTTACTGTTAATCATAGAGCCATCGGATAACTTGTATATAGCGGTATGTTCAGTATCTTTTTCTTTTTCGTAATCATTAATTACTGTTATGGAATCATCATCGGCAAAAGTAGTAGTACTATCTTCAGTAAACCAGCTACTACCAATATCTCTTTCAACTTCCTTACCCCATTTATCTCTTACAGCCTTTCTAGACATTCTAGTTTTGTAACCAGAAAACATACCATCGGTTTTGGTGACATGTTTTGCTTGGATATCCCAATAGCAGTGATTAGGGTCTTTGTAGTCGTATATCAATATTTCTTGATCAAAGCTCTCATCATTAACATAATCAGTCTTTAAAGCAAATGCGCTGTACCCACCAATCAATGCTTGCCAGAACGCGGTTTGATAGACGGTTTTAGCATCAGAATTCAACGAGATATTCTTAACTAACGCCGCTCTAACTTGAGCATATTCAACATCGCAATCTTCTTCTGGTGATATTTGCAAGTTTGGGGTGTTTTGAATCTGGTCACCAATGATATGATTAGCAATGGTTCCCAGCTTGTTAGATGTAAGCGGAACCTTATTGTATCGTTCAAATAACTTTGACTCATCTTCTCGCCATTGGTTACCCAATACAAAGTCTATCCACTTATAATAGTACTTTCTATTTTGCGACCATTCTTTATCCCATTTCTCAACGCGATCTCTAATCTTGCCGCATAATTCAGGGTCTTTCCTTGGCATGTTCTTATCCCTATTCCTTAGGAGTCGAAAAATACTTTAACTATTTGTAACTAGTATATAACTATTAACTTATTGTTAACAGTTTGTAGGTTTTTTTATCTTTTTTAATGATTTTTTATCTTCTATAGCTTTCTTTATAAGAGTTGCATGACTATTTGTAAGTTTTTCTATTGATGACAGAACTTTCACCATAAACTGTTTATTATTATATTCCATTTCTTTCATATTGTTAAAGTTACTAGACAAATCAACCATCTTTTCTTTTATCGTAGAGATAAACTTTGACATTGACGACAAAGATCTTCTTGTTTCATCCATCTGCTCAACTACTGAGTCAACAAGCTTTGTCGCGGCCTTATGATTGATTTCGATAATATCTTCAAGATAGCCCAATCTCTTAATATGAGATGAACTTTGATCCATCAATGCTTCAATTCTTGCTGTCGTTATTTCATCTTTCTGATTATCATTTTTATTCATACATTCTTCCCAGTCGTTATAATGAGTATCCATGATCCAAAATTCCTCAATTTGAGGTTGCTTTCCAGCATGTTTAACATTGTCATCAATGTCTAGAAACAAGTACCCTTTCCATAGAGGTCTTTTTACTTTTTTACCTTGTTCCATCATTTCTACTGCTTTACTAAAGTCCATTTATCCTCCTTAAGTGGCAACAAAGTGGCAACAAACCGTGTCATAGTGTCACCTACCGAGGATTTATCTTTAACTCGGCGATAACTCGGCGATAACTCGGCGATAACTCGGCGATAACTCGGCGATAACTCGGCGACATCACCTAAACATTGTCTTTTCAAACGGTGATAGTCTCTCAATAGCAATATGACTACTGCTACCTCCATATGCACCACCAA